AAAACTGAGAGGGGGTGTTTTATTTTACCCCTCCCCCTATCTAAAACATTTCTAATACTCCTAATGTCAGTTTTTAAAAGTCTCATTTCTAAGCATTGCTCCTTTTAATATTCTTTTTTAATCTTTTTTATTTATGCCTTATAATAATTTGGTAAGCGTAAAGTAAAAGCAAAAGTAAACAAAAACAAACGCAAACAAAAGTAAAAGCAAAAGCAAACGCAAACAAAAGCAAACAAAAGCAAAAGCAAACAAAAGCAAAAGCAAAAGCAAACAAAAGCAAAAGCAAACGCAAACAAAAGTAAAAGCAAAAGCAAACAAAAGCAAAAGCAAACGCAAACAAAAGCAAAAACAAAAGCAAACGCGAACAAAAGCAAACGCAAACAAAAGTAAAAGCAAAAGCAAACAAAAGCAAAAGCAAACAAAAGCAAACGCAAACAAAAGCAAACGCAAACAAAAGCAAAAGCAAACAAAAGCAAACAAAAGCAAACGCAAACACAAACAAAAGCAAAACAAGCAAAAAAAGTAAAACAAATAAACAAACAAGTAAACACAAACAAAAATTAAAGTATTGAAATGGACACGCATTAAATGTGCCTAATCAGGGCATAAATTATGCAATGTTTTGAATTTTAAAAGCATAAAAATACAAGCTTAAAAAACGATAAATAAGGGGTGGAGGGGGAAGGATAAATAAAAATATTAAAAGCAATTTCTTTTTTTTTAAATAAAAAAGAGCTTCTAATCATACACCCTCCCTCTCTCCTATCTATTCTGTCATATACCTTTATCTATTTTTTAAATCTTCTAAAATTAATAGTCCTCCTCTAATACTATCTTGTAGATTTTTGGAAACATTTTAACTAAATTAAAAATCGAATCTTCTAAAATTCTTTGCTGATCAGACTCACTTAGATTGCGTGATGATAATGTCATCCTATCTAATATCCCAAGGGTATCGTATCCCTTTTGAATATCAAATGTATACCATTCATCAAATTGAGTAAATGGAGAAAAAGGATTGTCAAAAGTTGTAATTTTAAATTCTTTAGATTTTTTATTTTCTTTAGATTTTTCATTTGACATTAAGACTCACCCCTAGCCATATCTATATATCTTCGTACCGAGGACTCTGAACGACCTAAACGTCTTGCTATTTCAGCTGTCGTATAGTCTCCTCTATACATAGTTTTAATTAAGGCTATTTCCCCATCAGTTAAGGTAGAGCCCTTTCTTGGAGTAGCTAATTCTCTAACCCTATCTTTATCAGCAAACCTAATAATTTCTGCTTGTTTGTTATAAGAAATAGCTCCAGAGTTCATAGCTTCCCATTCTTTATCTGTTATTTGAATTTTAGAACCCTTTCCATTTGCCCCCACTTGTTCTCTAGCATCATTTAATTCTTGTGTTCTGATTTTCTTAACTTTATCAGCATCATCAGCGCAGTTTGCTTCCTCTATTCTTGCCTTCGATTTTACATTTGCTATAATTTGAGCTTGTTTTTCAAGAGGAACATTCTTTTTTGCTTTTATTAATGCTTTTTCCAAAGAATCTACTTCATTTGCATACTTTATTTTAGCTTCTTTTGATAAAGGAGTAGTCGTTGGAGTATTGATAGCTTCTTTTCTTGCATCATTAGCCATTGCTTTTAACTTATTTGCATAATCGGCATAAAGATTTTCTTTTGGATTTCCACTTGATAATGTTCTAGCATCTTTTGTTTCTGCCATTTTTGTAGATTTATCAAATCTTTCTACTTGCTTTTCATCAAGAATTTCTTTATCACTATACTCTTTATAGTATTTAGCTTTTGTAACCCATTCTGTTTTTTCTTTTCCATTCTTATCTGTCATCTTTATTTTATACTTTGTATAATATTCTGGAGTATTTCTATAAAGTTTTTCTCCAGTTTCTGGATGAACATAAAACACTTTTGGTTTTCCAACACTATTAAGAATATAATTTTGCTTTTCTTTATCTGAAAGTTTGCTAATTTCTTCAGCAGAACGATTATCAACCGTTCCATCTTTTTTAAGATATGCTCCAGATTGCCGTTTAGAAATTCTTTCTTCAGAAGTGGCTTTTGAAACCAGAGTTGAAGCTCCACCAGATTTTCCTGAAGATTTTTTTTGATATTTGTTTTCTAATTCCTTAATTCCATTATCAATATAACTTTGCTTGTAATCATACTGATGCTTTTTTGAATCTATAACAACCATAGAATGCTTAACTGCTCTAATAACTTCTTGTTCTGGAGCACCTTGAAGAGTCATATCAGTTATCAAATTACTAATTTTTCCCATTTGAGTATTCTTTGTTCTGTCGCTAATATTTATGTTTGGATTATAATACTTTCCTGGATCAAAATCTTCAAGTTCTTTTTTGTATTTGCTAGTTATTATTCTATTATTATTATTAGGAATTACTAGTACGGTATCTCCATCGAAATCTGCACCCGATAATTGTTTAGCAGTATTTAAAGAAATTCCAACAGCATCTTTGGCATCTTTTCCTATGATTTTATTTGCATCTTTTTGATTATTATTAACAGTTAATTCTGGAATTTCAAAAACTCCAGCATGTGGATAACGAATTAATACTACCTTTTCTCCATTTTGAAAATCTGGAGCAAATATTTCGTCATCTTTCATTGATGAAACTGGAAGAAGAACTCTAGAACTTTGTCTTGGCATTGCTGCAGCTTTCAAATCAACAGAAGAAGCATCACAATCATCGGCAAATTGCTCAAGCAAATCTTTTTTAACAACAGGATTTGTTAAACTTTTTATTTCTTCAAATTCTTTAGATTTATCAGCATAAGCCAAATTAAGTTGCGTTTTTATTAAAGCAGGATTTTGCTTTGAAAGCATCTGTGATGCCAAAGTTCTAGACCAAGTATCCCAATCTCCTTCTTCATTGACTTTGTTTACAACAGAAAGAGAATATAATTTATTTGGATCTTGACCAATATCAATTCCTTTAAATTTTCCATTTGGATCTTCATAATAAGTTTGGCCTCCAACTTTAATAGTTGCTCCAAACATTTCTCCAGGTTTTCCTTGAAGTTTTTCTTCTGTTATTGGTTTTAAAACTTTTTCAAAAGGCGTTCCAGAAGGTTTATTTGTGTTAAACACAACATCAACACCATCAGGAAGGTCGTCACTATAAATCGCCATTCCTTTTAAATATAAGTTATCGCCAACTTTAATTCTAACCTGAGCATAATTAGATTTGCCAAGAGAAAGATCATCTAAACCACGTCTTAATTCAATAACTCCATCTTTTTGAATTCCGTATTCTCCTTTTGCGTTTTTTTCATCTCCATAAAGGATTTTAACACGAGAAGGATCCAAAGTTGCAGGAGTTTGTATAGAATAAAACGATTTTCCTCCATCTCTTGAAATATAATCATCAGGTAATTGAATATCACCCATATGCTTAGATTTTAATTCTGAATAAGTTGTTCCAGGAGGACAAAGAACTTTTATTGTTGTTTTATTTCCAGTTCCAAGCTGCTCAACCTGAACATTAATAACTTCATAGCCTTCTTCTTTTAACAGAGCTAAAGCCGCTTTCATTTTTGTTGGGGTTATACCAAGACGAGCTTCAACACCAGAACCTACCTGAATATAATTCTTTTCTTTTACAGCATCTCTTAAAACTTTTGTTGTTTCATCTAAAATTTGCTGCTTTCTTGATTCTTCTTTATTAAGCCAATTTCTAACATTTGCTTCATTTGTTCCCATTAGCTCGGCTATTTTAACATTTGAATATCCATGCTCTTTTAATTTTCTAGCTCTGGAAATATTAATAGAATCAAGTTGAGCGGTATAAATCTGTTGTTTTGCATCGAGTTCTGAAGTTGTTATTCCCCACATTCTTGCGACTTCAGTTCTTGTTTTTCCATAATCTTTTTTTAAAACTTGATATGCTTCTGTAAAAGCTTGAGCAACCGGCATCCCCCAAACTTTGGCAATTGCTTCATCGTCCATTCCTTTTTCTTTAAGCTTTTTATATGAAGACATGAACGTTTCTAATCTTTGATAAGGATTTTCTCCAGATCCCCAAGGATATCTTCCAGAATTTCCTCCATCAAGATGACCGCGCCCATAATGCATTAAATAATTGTCGCCCATTATTCATCAGCCTCTCTTTTAAATTTTTCAAGCTCTTTGTCCAAAAATATAATTTTGTTCATTAATTCTTGAATGTCTTGAGCTTCTGGATTGTGAACTACTACTTCATTTGTTTGATAAAGTCGAAGCTCAATAAAAATATCTTTTGGATCAACTTGATATTCTAAACAAAAAAGAGCTGCATAAATTTCAAGCTGATGCATGGAGGCCGGCGAAACGCCGGTTTTTAAATCATGTATTCTTAATTCATTATTTCTAAAACAAATTGAATCTGCTGTTCCAAAACAATTTGGTGAATAATATAATATTTGTTCTGTTTGCATTCTAAAGCCAATTGCATCATTAACATATAGATTTAATGTCTTTTTTGATTTTGGCAAAGATTGTCCAAGTTCAATGCATTCAGAAGCAAAAGCATGTAATCTTGTACCAAGTTCTGACATTTTATAATTTTCAAAAGTTTGTTTTAATTTTTTTAAATCATAATTAATCCAATGATAATTACTTGGACTTAGAAATGCGTGTTTGTCTTGAATTTCGTAATGCTGATTCCATTTCATCCAAAACTCTCCTTTCATTTTCTGGATAAACGAATGATGCATACGACATTTCATTCATTTTTGAAATATAATATTCCTGATTTGGCTGGTGATGTGCCTTTTCAGATTTTTTACATTCAAGCGCTACCCATTTATCAGTATATAAAACAATCAAATCAGGAAGACCTTGAATATAATTTGGATTTGTTTTTAAAACAATAGAATCTGGAAAATTCTTTTTGATTTTTTTAATTAACCCAGATTGAAATTTTGATTCTTTCATAATGTTCCTCAAAAAAAGAGAGAGGATGTTCAAAACCATTCTCCTTATCCGGTTTCTGTTTAATGCTATCGTATAAAATAGCACATTTTGCTCTTCCTCTCTATTATAGGGAATGTTTTTATTACGACCAATATTTAACAAAACTATTTTCATTAAAGTCTTTTTTATTCTTTAAAGCTTTAGAGATAGCTTTGTCAATTGATGAATTGCTTGTTAAATAAAAATAATACAAATCTTTAAAAGGAGTATTTACTCTATTAATTCTTCCAGCAGCTTGAATAGTTTGTTTGTAACTGTATGACTTACTATAAAATATAATACAATTTGTTTCTATGCAATTCCAACCTTCAGCACCAGCTGTGTATTGAACCAAATAAATCCAATTATCAAAATCTGGAATCGGTTGATGTTTGTGTCCATTCCATTCTGCATAGTTAATATTATGAACTTCACAAAAACTTCTAAGTATTTCAAGTTCATAATCGAAATTGTAAAATATAATTATTTTATCATAAGTTTCATAAATGTCAAAAACTTTATTCAATCTGCTTAAATCAGAATTAACAACTTTTCTTAAAAGCCTACACAATTCAGATACTTGTTCAATTGGTTTATCTTCTTCATAATTCCATCTGTTTTTACGAATCATATCATAACGATACTTATTAAAATCACATAGAATGGTTTCTTCATGAGAAATTGTTTTTCTTTCAAAATCCATATCTATTAAAATCTCATTTTTAATTTTAATAAGTTTATCAGTTTTGACATAACGTTCAACTTTTGGATATGTTGTGTAATAACTATAAATGACATGCTCTTTACGAAATTGTGTTATGTTTTTATAAAAGCCATTTGCAATCATAACAGGAGCATAGTCAAGCCAAGTATCACCAGGAGTTGCTGATAATAAAATCCATTTATTGTGTCTTGCTATTTTAATAAATGATTTACTCCATACTCCATAACTAACAACTCGTTGTTCATCAAATATAAAAAACGAATTTGTTACATCTTTGTATTTTTCTATATTATTCCAAGAATCAACAACAATATCATTTAAGAGAAATGGTAATGCTTCTTCTTCCCATTCTCTTGTGTCGCGTTTTCGTGCAGTTGTAATAATATATAATTTTAAAGGTTCTTGCATTTCTTTAAATTCACCATGACCATTTATTTGCAACGAGCCTTTACATACAGAAATATAATAATAGGCAAGAGCGGTCCTGGATTTCCCAGAACCAACTCCGCCACATAATATGTTACCATTTTGCAATTTTTCAACTGCACTTATTTG